TGGTGTATACGTTTATGGATCTTCCGATATTCTGAATGTTCTGAATAATACTTTCTCATGTAATGGTACTGGTCCTGTAGCGTTCGCTGATGTATCAACCGGCACTGTAAAACAAGCAGCGTTCAATATGCTCGATGATGGGACAGGTGCGACTGAATTAGGGTCTGCTAGCGGCATAACTAGTGTATCTGCTGGAAACGGTATGGATTTCTCAGATATTACTACAACTGGTTCAGTTACCTTAGGTACACCATCTAGTATAACTACGAGTACGGGTAATACTGTGTCAGGCACATCGCACACTCATGCGTTGTCTGGTATTACTAGTAATGTGAGTACTAATTTAGGTACTACTTATTTTAATTCAGCTATCATAGTCACATCATCTGATGGAGACGATGCTACAATTAATGGTGCTACGCTCAGTAACGCCGGGGTAATGACCACCGCCATGAAATCTAAGTTAGATGGTATAGATAACGGTGCTGAGGTCAATGTAGACACTAATTTAGGTGTTGTACAGAATAATGCTAGCACACTTACAGTTACTTCATCTACGGGTAACAACGTAACATTACCTGCTGCTACTACTAGTTATGCTGGTATGCTAACTGCCTCTGGTGTAACTAGTATATCATCTAGTGCTGGTAAACTTGTATCGGTTACTGGTGTATCAGATAGCTTTTATCCTATTGTTGGTGATGATGTTAAATTGGGCTTCTCTGGTCATGCTTGGGAATTAGTACGGGCCGTTAAATTTGTATCAGATACCCAGGAATACTTGGACACAGTAGATGACTTGGCTGTACTCGCGGAAATAAAACCGTTCGAGATCGAGAAGAGCGATAAAAAGACAGGCGAGAGGAAGAAAGTCAGAGCTAAGAATAAAGATGGCTTTGAAGTAATAGACTTCGATTCTATTCCTTCGTACTTACATGGACCTGAAGGAGGATTCGATAATACAAGATTCTTGGCTATCACGAACGGTGCTGTCCGTCAGTTAGACATCGAGGTTAAAGAGATGTTTGAATTCATGTGTAACAGAATAACTACACTCGAGAAAAAGGTGAAGGAGTTAGGAGGATAATGACAGATTTCTTGGATATTCTAGAGGCTTGTATGCACACTATGTACACATGGTCTGCTGTTGTATTGTCTTATTGGGAACCTATCTGTGCATTTATTCTTATGGCTATGCAAGGTGTGTATCTATTCTATAAGATAAAACACAAACGAGGAGAGTGTAAAGCAGACTCAGAGGAGGACGAATAATGTCAACAGGAGCAGCAACTGAGATAACCTTAGGTGAACTACATGCAGCTATCGCAAAGAGGTTACGGACGCATATCGACGATCTTGAGTCTGATCCTAGGTACGTACAGATGGCTATTAAGTTCTTGAACGATAATAAGATCACTTGTATTATAGATCAGTCTAATGAGCTTGGGGCTTTGGATAAGAGTCTTGAGAGACGTAAACGTAGATTCGGTGGGAACGTGACTGACATCGCATCTAGAATGAGTAGGGAGGTAATGAATGAATAGGAGTAGAAGCAACGCGGTTAATCACTCTTTCACTGGTACTGATACAGCGACTAAGATTATCCCGAGAGACACTGCCAGGGAGTACATCTGTTTGTATGCTGTGTCAGGCGACTCTCAGATTCGCTTCGGATCTGAGGGAGTGTTCGCTGATAATAATATCAAGTTGCCTGAGGGGGTTATGTGGGAGCCTAAGGTTACTCTTACAGAAGAAGTATGGTTCTTAGGTGACGGATCTAAACTCTCTGTGATGTACTAGGAGGGATATGATAACATTAGAATTACGTTTAGGTGAACCAGGGAGCCCCTTCGGGGGCTTCTTGAACCCTATAGAATTAACTATTACACCCACGTTCACTTGGGAAGATTCAACAGCGTACACTAGTCTTGCTGGTACTGCTGTGCATACATCAGGTGGAAGTATTACGTCTGTTGAATACAAAGTGAACGATGGGAGTTACGCTAACGTTAGTACCATTGCGTTACCTAATTGGAGCAACTCAACAACAACCTTAGAAGAAGGTTCGAATACTATTACTGTACGTGCTACTGATTCAGAAGGACAGACTTCAGAAGCTACCCTGTTGATCTCTGTTGATACTACAGCACCTGTAGTAAACCTTGGTGATGACGTACAGAACGAGGGTACAGGTTACTCAGTACTACTACAGAAAGATTCTGAGTGGATAGAGGTGAACCCTGATACAGTTAGATACAAGATCGAAGGTGGGTCTTTGCCAGGTACTTGGGTTACTTGGGATGCACCTTATAATGATACAACAATCAGTGTACCTGCTGAAGAAGAAGAATTCATTATTACCCTTGAGGTTACTGATCTGGCAGGGAACGTAACGACTGATACTAAGACGTTCAGTGTGGTACAAGAGCCAGAAGGTGTATCATTTGACGGTGAGAATGACTACCTGAGCAGGTCTACTGATCTGGTGGGGAATACTGATAGTAAGACATTTACTTTTAGTTGTTGGGTTTATAATAGTTCTATTATCGAAGGTAACCAATTTATTTATAGTGGGCTAGATGGATTTAATAATTCTACTTTTGATGTTACAATTAATAATTCAAATAAATTAGAATTATCTGGGAGATCTTCGGGGACAAAGATTCTTGGTAGTATTGGTGTTGCTGATATTCCACTGGACACTTGGGTTCATTTATTAGCATCAGGAAACAATAACAGCAATGTGTTAATAGTTTATATAAACGATTCTTTAAAAGATGCCACAGATATTTATTCATCTACTTCTGATATTGATTTTGGGCAGGCAGTAAAACATGGCATTGGTTCATCCCCTTATAATTGGAGCAACAATTTAGGTGGCCGACTCGCCCACCTCTTCCTGGATTATACCTATCGTGATCTCAGCATCGAAGCTAACCGTCGCCTGTTCATCACAGAAGACCTCAAGCCTGCTGATGGGTTAGCTGATCTAAGCCCTATCCTGTACCTCCCAATGAAAGACGCTGCAACAGCGCATATCAACGAAGGGACAGGTGGAGATTTTACCCAAAATGATACCCTGGACACAGCGCCAAGAGGCCCGAATCAGTGGAATTGCGTAGCGAGTGAGTTCGATGGAGTTGATGATTACTTGAGTGGATATTATTCTTCAAGCGGAAGCCAATTTACTACATTTAGTGTTAATATAAATTCTTATGATATGTTTGATTCTTACGGATTTGGTGTTATAAACCATAGAGACTCTGGAACTAAAAAAGGAGTTTATTGTTATATATCTTATGGTAAAATAAGTTTTCTATTGGAAGATTCCAGTAGAAATGATCTTTGTAAGATAGGTATATTAAATATAGAAGCGAATACAAGCAATTCTATAAATATTTCTTATGATGGTAGCAATGCAAGTATTATTATAGTTTTAAATGGAAAGACGCTATATCCGGTAACAGACTATACTATTGACACATTAATAACTGGTACAGTGCATTTTAGTAATATGTCTGTATTAGTAGGGGATGTAGATACTTCAAGTAGTGGAAGATTAAATGGAACTTTAGGCGAACTTTATTTAGACACCACCTACATCGACCTATCCACAAGCAACCCCTTCTGGGATTCCGATCTGAATAAACCTAAGCCCGTCCGTCAGGTACTCGAAGAAACAGGGAACACTCCCTTAATCGCCATGCCTATCAGTGCAGACAATCCAGGACTTAACCTGGGGTCTGGTGGGGATTTCACTGTGAACGGAGGGCCTCTTGTTGGTGCAATAGGGGCGAGTGAAGATGCAGTTTGATGAACCAGATAACCTTGGTAAGAATCTCGGCACAGGCGGGGACTTCACTGTGAACGGAACAGTAACACCAGGACCAGACTTTAGTTTATAAAAGATTATATAAGGAGGTGTATGACACGACTAAGAGATGAACTAAAAGATGTCTATGGGGTTAACGTACCCATAGGCTCAACTGATGCAACTGTGGGCGGTAACGTTACGCACACAGGTGACTTGATACGGACAGGGAACACTGAGTTCACTGGTGACTTCAATATGAACGGTGGGTTCATTACAGGTGTGACTGTAGTTAACTCACCTACGTACACGCTCCAGGAGTCTGATGTACTACTGCATGTAGTATACAGCGGAGTATGCACAATTACTCTGCCAACTTCTCAGAATACCCTGGGACGGTCTATTGAGATTAAGAGCGCTAATGACGCCTCTTTGTATCCTATTAGTATCCAGACCGAAGGATCAGGAACTATTGATGGGGAAACTGAGTTAGTTATTAACGCTAAGTACGCAACACGATCATTGTACGGTGATGGGTCTAATTGGTGGATTCAAAAGAGTTATAATCCTCATAATAACCCCAGGCTACTATCGTACACTACAGAGGCGTACGACACAACTATAGCAACGGCTGATGTATTCCAGCCTGTTGAGGCTACGTTCACTAGACCGATTATGCATGGGTTCTCTTCTGTTGATGGTACCCTAACGTATAACTTAGCTGAGACCAGGGAGTTCGAGATAGATTGGAGTCTAACCGCTAGTGTAGATCGGAATACAGCAACGTGTCACTTCGGTCTTTCTGTGAACGATGAAGTTATAACCTTAGCTGATCCATCTGTTATGGGGAGGTTCTTTAAAACACTCGATGAAGCTGGGTCTATTTCAGGAACAACTATTAAAACATTAGAGCAGGGTGATACAATCTGTGTGTACTGTACATCAGATGATACAGATACTATCACACTAACGCACTTTAACGCTACAGTGAGGGCTTTTACGATTTAAACCATGGGTGAACTCGAACTGAAACAAGAGGCAGATTGGCGATGGGCTGAACTAGAGAAGTTACAGGAACACTACAAAGACTTCAGAGATTTCTACGCTGATTGTTCTGAGGAACTACTCGGGTTCACTCCATCTGACATGCAGTATGACATAGCTAATTATATCAACAACGGGCCGTTCTATTGTATGGTCCAAGCACAGCGAGGGGAGGCTAAGACTACTATTACAGGGTGCTACGCTGTGTGGTGCCTTATTCACGACCCAACAACTAGGGTACTTATTATATCTGCTGGTTCTAAGATGGCGAAGCAGATTAGCACCTGGTGCATCCAGATCCTTAATAATATGCCAGAGTTATCTATCCTAAGATGCGATAAGTCGCACCCAGGGGCTAGAGCTTCAGTAGAGGCTTATGATGTTCACTGGCAACTCAAGGGATCTGATAAGTCTCCTAGTATTGCCTGTATGGGTATTACATCTTCTATACAGGGTTTCCGTGCTGATATCTTGATCGCTGATGATATCGAGTCTAGTAAGAACTCACTGACAGAGCTTATGCGTGAGCAGTTGCAGCATCTTACCCTAGATTTCACAAGTATCTGTTCTACTGGCCGTATTATATACCTAGGGACTCCTCAGAGTACAGACTCGATTTACAATAGATTACCTGGGAGAGGATTCGAGGTACGTATCTGGCCGGGTAGATACCCATCAGAGGAAATGGAGGAACAGTACGGTGAGCATTTAGCGCCATTCATAACAACTCGAATGGATAAGAACCCAGGGCTACGCTTAGGTGGAGGGCCAGTAGGAGACTTAGGACAGCCTACAGATCCTGTAATGATGGATGAGTTCACACTCACAAAGAAACAATTGGATCAAGGTAAGGCTTACTTCAATCTCCAGTTCATGCTTAATACATCATTGATGGACGCAGATAGGTACCCATTGAAGCTGAAGGATCTGATGATTTATTCCTTTGATGAAGATGAGTGCCCAGGCAAATTCATTTGGACTAATGATGCTAGCCGTAAGATTCATTTCTCGTCTGGAACAGCGTTACCTAAGGAGTGCCTCTACAGGCCAGCTAAGATACACGATGAGTACTTCCCGTATAGTATTCGTCTTATGTCTATAGATCCTGCTGGTGGTGGTCAGAACGGTGACGAAACCGGAATAAGTATTCTATTTGAGTGCAACGGTTACATCATTGCTAAGTGGGTTACTGGTATACCCGGCGGTACAACTCCCGAGAGACTCCAGCAAGTAGTTGAGTTAATCAAGAGTTACAAGGTGAACAAAGTTATCTGTGAGAAGAACTATGGTAACGGAGCGTTCGCTGAGGCCCTCAGGGGCGCATGTATTACTGCTGATGTTCCTATAGATATAGAAGATGTATGGTCTACTGGTCAGAAGGAGTTACGTATAATTGACGGCTTAGATCCTGTCATAGGATCGCATAAGCTGCTTATTGATGAACGAGTAGTTGAACACGACGTAGTTAGTACAGAGAGATATCCTCTCGAAAGACGGATGCAATATCAGTTGTTCTTTCAGGCAGCTAAGATAACCAGAGATAAAGGCTCATTAATTCATGATGATAGACTAGAGAGTTTATCCCAAGGAGTATCGTATCTCATGGAGTTCATAAGTAAGAACGCCGATGATGCTATCCAGAAGAAGAAAGAGCAAAAGCTCAGAGATTTCATGCGTGATCCGTTCGGGGTCTGGCGACACAGATACCCAGGGAAAGGCGCAATTAACCAAGGCTCTATGGGTGATCCCCTAGGCCGATTCAAAAAATAAGGATAAGATATGCTTAAAATTTCCGGAGTACCCGAGGTTTATGCTGGTGACAAAATTGCTGCTAAAGCAGGCGTTGACACAACCACCACAGGAGTTATCACTGGTATCACTGAGGCTGATCCTGGTGTAGTATCTGATACTGCCCACGGTCTTAGTACTGGTGATGTTGTACGGATCGAAGACGTAGTAGGTATGACAGAGGTTAACGACACTGAGTTCCAGATTACCAGAGTAGATGCTGATTCCTTCAGTATCGGTGTAGATACCACCGGGTACACTGAGTACATTTCTGGTGGAACCTGGACTAAGGTAGAGGCTGATGAGGCCACTGTGACACTAGTTATGGATGGTTCTGTTGTATCTGCTGATTCCTTCGTCGGTATCGATACCTATTGGGATATCGCTGTTGGTGACTGGGCAATCACTAGAGTTACTGATGATGACTCTAACACAGGTGCTGCTGACTGGTTCATTGTATCAGCCGCTGATTTCCTGACGTATTACAGAGTGAACGGCGGGTAATATGTGGGAGTTTCCAGATTACCTGAAGACTGTAAAGATCGGTCCAAAGCTCTGGATGCTCCTTGAAGACTTCTCCGCGGTAACGCCCCGTGGGTGCATTATTGTACCTGCGGGGTACCTTACTGATCACGCCTCTGTACCACGAGTATTCCACTCTGTGTGCGCCCCTGCTGCTACACCAGTAGCCGAGGCTAGTATTATTCATGACTGGCTCTATAACAAAGACTCAGAGGATCTCCCCAGGGAGTTCGCTGATCTATGCTTGAGGGAATTATCCCTAGAGAACGGGGCTAGTCGTACCTTAGCTTACACAGTATGGAGCGCAGTAAGAGTAGGGGGCCGGGGTCTGTATAACAAGGAGTATTACAGAAAGAAACTAATTAATAACGCTTACGATGAATTAAAATACGCTTCACCAGAGTTCCTGTTAGAAGCGTTCAAATAACACAAGGAGATAACTATGAGTGGATTCAAACCGAGTTCCTGGCAGCAAGACCCCAGGGATCTAGCTAAGGAATATGATGCCTGGGAACGAGCAGAGACGGCCCCTCCTGAGGTCCAGACTAAGCCCGAGGAGGTTAGCCTTCGGATGGTCCGAAAGGGCGTAATTGACCCCAATACCGGGCTCCTGACAGGGAATCCAAAACAGAGCCACATATCCCGGTTCACCCCGAGCCAGAGGTTCCAGGATAATTACGAGCGGACGTTCAAGCACGCCTGAGACACTCCTGAGACACTCCTGAGACACCTGTGAGACACTTCTGAGGCGGTGTCTGGAGGATAATTATCTAAGTTCCCGGATTCATTAAATAATCTAGGCCCTTGAGTGTCTCACTGAAACCCTCTTGTAACGTACCGGATTCATTAAGGATACAGACGGTGAGACACTTCTGTCTCCTGATATATCAGAGGCCGAGTGAGACAGTGAGACACTTTCAGATCTGATCAGATATTTTATAAAATCCTCCGAGAGGCTCATGGATAAAGGCTATCCGAGGTTATTACAAAATCGTATTAACACTGTTATCACGGAATTAACGCTTTTCAAGTATCCGGAATAACTCTGTAATTAATTTGACTGACTAGGTAGAGTCCACCTAGTCGAAGCCTTGCGACCCGAAGGGCCCTGGGTACCTTAGTGTACCCAGGGTACCTGAGGACTCTCTAAGTAATATAATATTAGGGAGATACTAAGGAGACACCCGGGAGACACCAGGGAATACACCTTAGTTATATATAATTTAATTGATACTAGAGTACTCCTAAGGATTATAATACTAGGGTTAAATACTAGAGTTCAATACTAGAGTTACTAAACAGGTGCCTGCTAGGTACCTAATAGGTACGTAGGGTGTTCATCGTAACATACCTCAGTGTACCTATAGTTCTCTCTGGTCTATCTCTGGTTCACTCTCTGGTCTATCTCTGGTCCTCGTGATGATAAAATTTAGCGGTTATTCGAGGGGATATCTACTACTAGAGCCTCCCAAGATTCCCCCATAGGCCCTTCCTCTGATACACTTCTGATACACCCCTGAGACACTCCTTCTGATACAATCTCTGATACACTTCTGATACACTCCCGGGCGACACCTGGGTGACACCTGGGCGACACCTTTGGCCAGAAGACCGGATCATCCTCGGGTCAGCCTCCGGTAAGCCTCGGTCCAGCTCAGGGACGATACAGGGGTCATACAGGGCTGTCTCTTTGGGTCCATACGGCAACACCGGGGGTACCCTGAAAAGCTCTTAATCGGCTTCTTAGGGGCGTTCTGGGGGAAATTTAGGGGATCGCCGGTATGCTCCCGATGAAAACGCCCTGTTTTCTCCCACAGCTACACCACAGCTACATCACAGCTATACTCAGGACCATTGGCCAGATATGACCGATGTAGGCCAGATATAACCAATAGGTCACCTGGGTGCACCCAGGATGCCGCCCAGGATGCCGGGCCCTGTTTTCTTCTCATAAAAAATATCCTTAGTTAATTCAATTACTTATAAAATAATTCATCCTCAGATAAGAATAAATGGTTCACTCTGGCACACCCTGTGCAATACTTATTATCGTCCGGGCGGTACCGGACACGCTGAGGGGCGATACCCTCAAGACGGAAAGCTGATAAGGCAGCACAGTCTTTGGATCTTTGACAATTAGTTGTATCAGGGTGAACCCCGGACGGAAAACACCGGTACCAG